TGTAGTTTAGGATTCACATTTAGACATCAACACGAAATGATATTATATGGAGAAAGAATGAATATGAAATGTATTAAATGTGGAACTGGTGATATTTTTAAATATAAAGTTGTAAAAGCAAATGAAAAAACACACCCAGCAGAAAAACCAGTAGAATTACATAAACATATACTCAAAAATATTGTTGATGAAAATAAAGTTGTTTTAGATACTTTTATGGGAACAGGTAGTATTGGTGTTGCTTGTAAAGAATTAGGTTGTAAATATATTGGTATGGAATTAGAATCAGAATATTTTAAAATTGCTATGGAGAGAATTTAAGATATTAATATCTATGTATAATTATGGATCTACCGAATATTTCAATACTAATACCAACATATAACAGAAGAAACTTTATTCCATTTGTAATTAGAAATTTAAAGATACAAACATATCCACATGATAAACTACAAGTTATTATTGATGATGATGGAGACGAACCTTTAATTCAAAATTACAATTTGTTTAAAGAAGCTATAAAACCTATGAAATTAAAATACATAAGAAATAATAAAAGAGCAAATATAGGTGAAAAAAGAAATAGATTAATTTCTAATGCTAATAATAATATTGTTGTATTCCTTGATGATGATGATATTTATGAGCCTACATACATATCACATTCTTATGAAGTTTTATCATCTAGTAAAAATATAAAATGTGTTGGTTCTGATAAACTTATAATAATGTATCCACCATATACTAAAGAAGATTTCTATGCTATTGATGCTAATAGTAAAAAACTAATACACGAAGCTACATTAATGTTTTATAAATCTTGGTATAAAAATACAAATGGATTTCAAAACTCAAATAAAGCTGAAGCATTACAATTATTATCTTCGGTAAAGTCAAAGAATATAGCTATAACAAATCCATTTAAAACTATGATTGCAATAGTTCACGGTAAAAATACTATTCAAAAAGATAAATTTAAAACAGAAGAAAATCATTTGGAAAATATAGAATTGAATGAAGATGTTACAAAATTCATCTTGGAATGTGTTTAATTCTTTCTGAGAAATTCCTTTGCTCTTTAAAATTATCTGACCAACCGTCCTTTTGAGTAATGTATATTGGAGTGATACACAACCACGAGTCTTTTTGCTGTAGCTTGTACATATATTCATCATTATTGTTTTCTCTCACATCATTCTTTAATTTTAATTGAATCCCTTCTTCAAGATTGGCAATAATAGTATCATAATAATGTTGTTTTACTATATAAGCGTGTAGACAAACAGCGTGTGTTACTTTAGCTAAATCATTACTTATTTGTATTGGAGGTTGATAATTCCAACAACCTAGGTATAATACATCAAAATCAGTATTAATATATTTTTTAAATTTCTCTAATACCTTTTTCTTGCTTTCTATTTTAATATCATCTTCAAATACAATAACATAACTCCATTTTAATTCCTTTGCTCTTTTAATAACTTGTATATGTGATTTTGCACAACCTATTAATGGTATTTCGTGAGTAATAGCATTAAATCGGTTCGGGTGCTTAATTCCAAGTTTTCTTAACTCTGTGATAGTTTGTTGATTTCTTTGTTTTCTATGTTCTAAATTTATGTAAAAATGTTGGTTCATAATATAACATATATTTAATATATTCATTATTTTTAGAATAAAATTATTTATCTGTATAATATATAATATGCCCAAAAAGCAAAAGGCTATAAAACATAAAAAGATGAAAGTTCCAAAACTATTGAAAGTGAAAGATCTAGAAGGTGATGAGAAATTTAAAGACCTACACCCAAATCTTCCAAGACCACCAAGTTGCTGTATATTAGTAGGGGCAATTAAAAGTTCCAAAAGTAATTTAATACTGAACTTTTTAGCAAATCCAGATTTTTATAAAGACAAATTTGAAATAGTGAGAGTACTTTCATCTACACTCCACATGGACGATAAAGGAAAAATGTTGAATAAACACTTTGATTGTGATGACCACTATGAAGATAATTTTATTGATAGTATTATTGAATCACAGGGACAATATAGTAAAGAAGAAAGACCAACTTATTGTTTAGTTCTTGATGATATAATATCTGATGAATTCTGTAAAAGAAATAACAAACTGGCATATTTTATTACAAAAATGAGACACTACATAGATATGTGTATATTGTCTGTACAATCAATAAATCATATACCGCCATTAGCTCGTGCCCAAGCACGAGATATTATTATTGGTCGGCAAAATAATCATAAAGAAAAAATTAAACTGATGGAACAATTCAGTGGATTACTTGGAGAAAATGGAGATAAAGTATTTATGGAACTATATGATTATTGTCATAAAAAACCTTACAACTTTATGTATATAAAAGGTTCAGAGAATCCAGCTGAAGTATATTTTAACTTTCAAGAAAAAATACACCCAAAATCATCTGTGGAAACAGAAACAAGAGAAGTAGATGAAGAATTAGAAGATGAAATTGAATAAAAATTTTTTTTATAATAAAATATACATCATAATATAAATATGGTATTAGACTTATATGGAACTGGAGCATCTATCTCTCAAGGTAATTCTCAAACAGAAGCAGCAAGACAAATCAATCTAGCTACAACAGATTTTAATAATAGTTTAGCTGAACAATTAGATGAAGCAAGAACAGCTGAAGACGCAGCTCAAACAGATACAACAAGTAAAAATATGGTAAGTGTTGGAAGTTCGGGACTTAAATTAATTGGTTCAGCTGATGCAAGAGGAGATTTATTGGGTGCAGCTAAAAAATTAAAAACTGGTTTCAAAGAAATACCTGTGTCCTTTAGAGAAAAATTAGCATCAGCATCAGCAAAAATATCAGAAACACCAGCAGAAATACAACAAAGTATTACAGATGACTTTTATAGAACAGATGCCCCAAGACCTACGGCACGACCACCATCTCCAACTGGATTAGGTAGAAGAGGAGCAGCAGTAGAAAGCACAGCAGAATTAGGTGAAGGTGCTGGTTCAGAAGGCAGTAGATTAGTTGGAAGAGGTTTTAGATATGGTAATGTAGAAAGTGGAGCTGATGTTGCTGAATCATTTTCAAAAAGAGTAGGTGTTAAATCTCTTGAAGAATTAGGAACTAAAGGAGCTTTTAAAACCGCTGTTGCTGGAGTTGGTGGTGTTATTGATGTTGCTAAAGATATAGAAAGAGGACAAGGTGTTTTTAATAAAGATACTTATGGTTCTAATAATCTTCAGCGTGTTGGTAATATTGGAAACATTGTTGGTTCAGCATTAGAAGTTGCTGGTATAGCTACAGCGTGGACACCATTCGGTATAGGGTTGGAAGGTGTTGGAGCAGCAATTAGTTTAGCTTCATCAGCAGCAGAAACTGTTGGTGATATAGATGAAGCTGAAGATAAAAAAGAAACAACTGAAAAAGATATTAAAAGTCAAGCAAGATCTCTAACAGTAGCACAACCAGTAACAGAAGCAGTTGGAAGAACTGAATAAATAATTTTATAACATTAGCTCTTTTAAATTTTTTTTTTTATTTAATTTATAATAATTATTTTATAAGTTAATATATAAAAATGAGTTCTTATTGGAAAAATGAAGATAAAATCAAAGTGTCACAAACGCAAGTTTCTGTTCCTTCTACAAATGCCCAATCTTACACTGGAACTGCTGGACAATCTGGTCGTAGAGTAGATTTTGATATTCCACCTACAGTAAAATTTATGGATGGTAAAAATAGTTTTTTACAATTTGATATTAAACTTGCTATTCCAGCTGGAGATACTCCAACACGTCTACAGTTAGACCCATTCATTGGGGGATCCAGTATAGTGAAAAATCTACGCTGTTTTTCGAACGATTCTAATCGCACGTTACTTGAGGAGATTACAGACTACAACTGTAAAGTACAAATGGAATATTCTTACAATCAAGATGATTCAATGAGAAAGATGAGAGCATTAAAAGAAGGTTGTTTATTGAATACTGTTGAAAATCGTGGAACTCTTGGTACAAGTGTTTCTAATAACATTGATTTATCTTCTAACCCATATTACAAACCTGTTGGAACTGTTCCAGCTGGAAGAAATTGGGGGACTGCTGATGATTTTTTAACTTGTAAATGTACACTGCCCATACACTGCGGACTTTTTAGCGGAAATTCTAAGGTATTTCCAAATTTTATGGTATCCGGAATTCATTGTGAAATAGATATTGAGGACCCAGCAAGATTTATAAAACAATTAGATTCTGTAAACAGAAATAGAAGAATGAAACAAAATCCGGTATTTCACGGTATTGATGCTGCTGGAGCAAATTTAGGTATTGATAATGCTTCTGACCGCACTGAAATATTTTTAGGAAAACAAAACAATATGACAAGTGTTGAAAATTGTCCCTTCGTAAAGGGAGAAAAAATAGGTATATGCTCTATTACAAATCCCGAAGATGAAGCATCTTTAACTGTTGGTGGAGCAGTTGCTGTTCAAACATATCCCACAATTACTGATATTACTATGGACGGTGGATACGTCAAATTAACTACAACTGCCTTCAGAAATAGTAATGTTGGTGATGGTGTAGGTGTTACAACTGATAATTTCATTCTTTTCTCTGCTGCTATTGATCAGTTCAGAACTCAAAACGATGATAGTACAACACAATTAATAGCTAAGAGAACATCATACCCAGCTACATGTGAAATATCTAATTTAGCTATTATTGTTCAACAGATAGGTGTTGATCCAAGATATGAATCCGGAATGATGAGAAAAATGAGAGAAGGAGGAAGTATTGAAATTGATATTCCAAGTGCTACAAATTACAAACATTCATTATTGTCTAGTAATCGTAACGCTACAATAAATTTAGCAGTTTCTAATACTCGTGCTAAGTCTATGATTGTAATACCTACAGATGCTACTGTTTTAGATAGTGCCGATTTAATTGGTGGTCTCGGAAACACAGCAACTACAACAGGATGTTATGATGAAGAAACAACTGCTATGGACGGTAGATTATCAAGTATTAGAAGTGGTCAAGTAGGTATTATAGATAGGCTTACATCGTACGGTATGATAGTAGATGATAAGGTACAATTTGGTGGTAGAAATATAGTTGTTTCTAAACTCAATAAAGGTGTTAGTGTGGCTGCACAGCCATTAATTGAAACTGAAAAAGCATTAAATTCTGCTGGAATTGTTGCTAGGTCTTTTGTTGATTACAATAGAAACTATATTATAGGAAAATCTTATGCGCTCAACGGAGGAGTAGCAAATCTTAATAACAAATCAAATCAATTACAATTGCTATATAATGAATCTACTGCTGCTGGTGTAGACCAACCACCTACTCGTAATAAATTATTAATGTGTTATGTATACCACTTGAGAAGAATTACTATTAAAGGAAGTAGTGTGACAGTTTCATTGTAAATATTTTCTATGTTAATGTATATGGAAATATTTAATGCTGATTGTTTAGATAAGATGAAAGAAATTGTTGATGATTCAATTGATTTAATATTTTGTGATTTACCTTATGCCACAAAAAAATATAGTGCTGTAAGTTGTAAATGGAACACACCAGTAGATTTAGAAGAATTTTGGAAACAAGTAATGAGAATAAAGAAAATAAATACACCAATATTTTTTACAACAACAACTAAATTTGGAGTTGAATTGATTCAATCAGCACCTAAGAAATGTCATTTCAGATATGATATTGTATGGATGAAGAGTGCTCCTGCGGGATTCTTAAGTGCTAAGAAAATGCCTATGAGAAAGCATGAAATGATATATGTTTTTTATGAAAAACTTCCTTTTTATGATTTATCTTCACATAAACATAAATTTATTAAAGAAGGTAAAAAAAGCAAAGGTGATAAAGGTAATGAATGTTATGGTAAATTTAGTTATTATAATAATGGTGTTAAAGGTTACGACCCA